AAGCGCCCGATCCCGTCGGACCTGCGCGACTCCGGCTCGATCGAGCAGGATGCGGACGCCGTCATTTTCCTGTACCGCGACGAGGTCTACTACCCAGACAGCCCGGACGTGGGCGTGTGCGAGGCCATCTTTTCGAAGGTCCGCCAGGGCAAGACGGGCATGGTCGGGTTGTCGTACATCGGGGAGCAGGTGCGCTTCGAAAGCCTGGCGCGCGGCTGGATGCCGGCGAAGCAGGAACAACGCCGCGGCAGCCGCGGACTGGCGGCGCACCTATGAGCGCCACCGTTTTCAAGAAGGGCGGCGTCTACCACTTCCGCTTCCAGGTGGCCGGGGCGCGCGTCCAGCGCAGCACACGGTCGAAGAACAAGCACGCGGCCGACGAGCTGGCCGCCCGCGAATACCAGGCGGCAGTGGTGCGCGCCAACGGTGGCCAGCCGGTACCGACCCTGGGCGAACTGGCGCACGCATGGATAGTTGTCCACAGGCCCGTCTCGAGCAGCGCGCACGTCAAGAGTGTCGAGACGTTCCAGCGGCTGCACATGTACAAGCTGGGCGCCAAGCCGATCGGCGACATCACGACCGAGGACGTCGAGCTGGCGCGCGTCGAGCACCTGCAGACGCACAAGCCGGCCAGCGCGAACCACTGGCTGCGGATCCTGAAGCTGCTGACGCTTTGGGCCGTCAACCGCAGGATCCTGCCGGCGTCGCCGTGGAAGGTGAAGATGCTCAAGGTCCAGAAGCGGCCGCGCGCCATCCTGCCGCTGGACGTCGCCCGGTCCTGGTTCGATGCGGTCGACGAGGCCACCGCGCGCGCGCCCGCGATCGGCACCGCGGTGCGGCTGATGTTCGGGCTGGGCCTGCGCGAGAGCGAATCGATGACGGCGCGCTGGGAATGGATCGACTGGCAGCGCTCGACCTATACGCCCGGGATCACGAAGGGTAGGGAAGCGGATCCGGTGCCGATGGCGGAATGGCTGCGCGCGCACCTCGAGCCGCTGCGCCAGGCCGAGGGGTTGATCGTGGCCAAGCTGAACGGCCAGGCCTTCGCGCCGGGCTTCGCGCGCCAGGCGATGAGGCAGGCGAACAGGACCTGCTCGATCAAGGGCATCACGCCGCACCGGCTGCGCGGCACGTTCGCCACGCTGCTGTCGGAGGCCGGCGCCCCGATCCAGGACATCCAGCGAATCATGCGCCACAAGAACCACAGCACCACGATGGGCTATCTGGAAACGAACCTGGGCCGTGCCGCCCTCGCGCAGAACGCAATCGGCGAAAAGGCGGGATTCAGTGGCGCGAAAGTGGCGCGCGCTACCGAGGAAAGCCTGTAAATCCAGGCGATGCAAATGATTAATGATCATCGGATACAAACCATGAAGAAGCGCAGCAAGTACGGATCCCGCAAGGTCGACCTGGCCGGCCAGAAGTTCGACAGCCAGAAGGAAGCGCACCGGTGGATCGACCTCGAGTACCTGGCCGCCGCCGGCAAGATCACCGACCTGTGCCGCCAGGTGGCCTTCGTCCTGGCCCCGGCCGTCCGCTTCCCAGGCGAGAAGCGTATGAAGCCGGCCCTGCGCTACGTCGCCGACGCCGTCTACCAGCAGGACGGCCAGCGGGTGGTCGAGGACGTGAAGAGCGATCCGACCAGGAAGACGGCGATCTACCGCGCTAAGAAGCACCTGATGGCGACGGTGCACGGCATCCACATCAAGGAGATCTAGACGATGAAACCAGCACCGAAGACCGACAGCGAGCTGGCCGCCGACGCGCGCATGGTGGTGGCTGAGCTGAACCGCCTGCACGGCGCGCTGCTCAAGCGCGGCATCACCGTGGACTGGTACCACGGCAATCAGCCTGCGGAGATCGTGGTCGAGTACAGCCGCGTGAAGAAGGAGGTCCTTTGACTGAGCGGCGCGTCACCATTACCGTCGGTTGGCGGCCGCCGGCCGGCCCGGCCCGGCGCGTCGATGACTTCGTAGAGGCTGCCGCTGAGCGAGTGCCGGAACCGCCGCCGGCGCCACCCATCGAGCAGCGCGGCCTGGAGTCGAGGATGCAGAACTGGGTTCGGTGGTGCACGACCTGGGGATGCTACCCACGCGGCGGCGACGAGGACAGCGCCGCCCGCGCATGCCGCATCGCATACGAGGCGAAGTTCGGCCCGGCGCCGAGCGCCGGCACCAGCAACGAGCGGCGCGAGATCGATGAGGAGGACGCGATGCGCATCGAGCGCAGCCTGTGGCAGCTGCCGAACCTGCAGCGGGACCTTCTCCGGCTGCACTACGTCCGAAACAGGAAGTGGTACGAGATCTGCCACATCGTCGGCATGCGCGCGCGCCGGCCTCTGTTCAATGAAAAGCTGATCGCTGCATTAGCAACAGTTGCGTGCATTCTGGATTGTGAGCAATAAAATGTCTTGACACTAGGAAAACTCAGCAGTACATTCCAATCTACAACTTATTTCCATCTATTAAGATGCGTGCGGGGTCCCAAAGGGAGCCCGCGGCGTCTCCGGAAGAATCCCGAAGCCCTGCGATCAGCGATGACGCGGGGCTTTTGCTTTCCCCGTTCAGGAGAAACCCATGCTCAGTTCCCTGCGCCGCTCCGTCCTGCTGGCCACACTCGCCATCCTTGGTGCCGGTTCGATGCCTGCAGTGATGGCTCAGCCCGCAATGACCAGTGCCGCCCGCGGCCCGTGAAGGCCGGCAAGCGCAGCCTGTTCGGCGGCGCCGCCAGCGCCAGTCGCTACAACCGTAAAGCCGCCGGCCTGTCGATGGCCCAGCAGCAGCGCACGTCCCGCAAGAAGCGCGGCGTGGCGCGCAACCGGGTCAACCATCGGTAATAGATTCGGCGAAAGCCAACCGAGCATGTGCTGCCGTGGACCTTGAATGGTCGACCACGGCTACCGCGCCGACTCGCCGCCGATAGCGGCCACCAATGCCCGTGTCTCCCTGCATCCAGTTCCGCTAGTCCTGGATGTGGTTGCCCGCCTCGCGCGGGCCTTTTTATTACAGAGGTGTGCGATGCGCGCTGTCCCGCAGATGAGAGTCGAGGTGGCCGGCGTCATCGTCACCCGCCCTGCTGTACTCGATGTGATGCAGCACGACCGGGCCGGCACCATCGCCCGCTTGCTGCCGCAGCTGCATCCCGGCGAGGCGTTGGTCGAGCGACCGGGCCGCATTCGGGCCATCGTCAAGGAGCAGCCATGCCCGTCGACCTGAAGCTGATCCATCGGGACCGCATCATCCGCGCTGTGACGAACGTCCGTCCGGCCATCGCAGTCAAGGAAGCCGACCTGACGGCCTTGGACCGGATATGCCAGACGCTCGTCGACGTCGAAGAGGCGAAGCAGCTGCTTTGCGCAGCAGGCTATGGCTTCCCATCGCAGGCGCTGCCCGACCTGGTGCGCGCCTTGCTGGGCATCGAGCCGTGAGCATCGAGCGATTGCGCGGTCGTGCGCTGCAGCGCCAGCGCCAGCGGGTCTGGCTGCGCGATCAGGGCATCTGCGCACGCTGCGGCCGCGTCACCACGTTCCCGTCAGGCTTCGAGCTGGACCACAAGGTCGCGCTGGCCAACGAGGGCACGAACGACGACGCCAACATGCAGGTCCTGCACCACGAATGCCACGAGGCGAAGACGAACGAGGACCTCGGGCACAAGCCGCGAGTCGCGATCGGCCTGGATGGCTTCCCGATCGAGGAGTCTGCCGATTCGGTGCGGCGCCGCACGGCTCGGTGGAAGCGCGTGGCCAGCCGCTGACCTTACCCCGGGGGCGGGTCGAAAGTCTGGGCCGCACGCACGGGAAACCGGCTATGCAGCCTTTTTTTTGCGCATGCAGGATAGGAAAAACGGTTTTTTGAGGAATTCACATGCCAGGCCCACCGAAAAAGCCGGCGACCCTGAAAGCGATCTCCGGCACGAAGCAGCCATGCCGCGCGGCGCCGCCGCCGGCGGTCGAGCTGCCGGTCGTCAAGGAAGTCCCGGATCCACCTGACTGGTTGCCGAATGCGCACGCAGTCAAAGAGTGGAACCGGCTCGCGCCGATCCTGACCAATAACGGGCTGCTCACCGAGGGTGGCCTCTCTGCCCTGGCGATGCTCTGCGCGCTACACGGGAAAATCGTTCAACTCTACTCCGCCGGCGAGGCGCCGACGGCCAGCATGGTCAGCACCCTGCAGAGCATGATCAACGACTTCGGCCTGACGCCGGTGGCACAGGGGAAGGTGAAGCCAAATGCCGGCGAAGAAAAGAAAGGAAACAGGTTCGCCGCCAACGGCAAACGTCCTCGAGCAGCGTGACTTCGTCCAGGTCGCGATCGACTACGCGAAGGACGCCGTCGCCGACAAGAAGGGGCGCCGGTTCGGGCGCTGGGTCCGGCTGGCTGCCGAGCGGTTCCTGGGCGACCTGAAGCGCGCGCGCTACAGCCACGCCACCGGCGTGTCGAAGGCGACGCCAAAGAATTCGCCGTTCAAGTTCGACCCCTGGCACGCCTGGGATCCGTGCGACTTCATCGAGAAGCTGCCGCACGTCGAGGGCGAGTGGGGCACGCCGACCGTGGTGATGCACGAGTCGCACATCTTCTTCGTGGTGAACCTGTTCGGGTTTCGCAACCACGACGGCACACGCCGCTTCACGACCGCGTTGTTCGCGGTGGCCAGGAAGAACGCAAAATCGTTCCTGTGCTCGGCCGTGCTGCTGTACTGCTTCTGCTGCGAGCAGGAGAATGGCCCGCAGGTGATCAGCGCAGCGACCACCGGCTCGCAGGCGCGGATCGTGTTCAACACCGCCAAGCGCATCGTCGAGCTGGTTGAGGATCTGCGCGACGCCTTCACCCTGGCGCCGTTCGCAAACGCGATCGCGCGCTACGAGGTCGGCGGCACGTTCAAGCCGATCAACGCGAAGGCCAGTACGCAGGACGGCCTGAACCCGTCGCATTGCGGCATCGACGAGGTGCACGCGCACAAGAACCACGACCTGCTGAACGTGCTGAAGTCGGCGGCCGGCGCGCGCAAGAACCCGCTGTTCCTGTATACGACGACCGAGGGCTACACCAACCCGGGGCCTTGGGGCGAGATCAGGCACTTCGCCAAGCAGCTGCTGCAGGGCCTGGTCGAAGCGGACCACTTCCTGGCGGTTTACTACGCCCTGGACGACGAGGACAAGAGCGCAGGCATTGAGGCCGACGGCGACTTCGACGAGACGAAGTGGATCAAGGCCAACCCCCTGATGGAGGTCAACCCGCTCCTGATGAAGGAGATCCGGAAGGAGGCGGTTGAGGCCAAATCGATGCCCGGGCGGCATGCTGAATTCAAGATTAAGCGTCTGAACCGGCCTTCGGCCGCTGCCGGCGGCTGGGTCAACCTGGTCAAGTGGAAGGCATGCAAAGGCGCGGTCGACCTTGAATGGCTGCGCCAGTACCCGTGCTGGGGTGGCCTGGACCTGGCGAGCACACGCGACTTGACGTCGTTCCGGCTCGTCTGGAACGTCGACGGCGTGCTGTACACGCACGGCTGGCGGTTCGTGCCGGCCGAAGCCGTAAAGGGACGGACCGAGCGCGGCCTGGTGCCGTACCACGCCTGGATCCAGTCCGGGCACCTGATCGAGGCTGGCGCCGAAGTAACGGACTACGATGCCATTCAAACTTGCATCCTGGCGGCGAAAGCGCGCTTCAACATCCAGATGATCGGCTACGACTCCTGGAATGCGACACAGCTGGTGCAAAAGCTTCAGGAAAAGAACGTACCGCTGCAGGAGTTCATTCAGGGCGGGAAGAGCTATCACCCAGCCATGCAGGCGCTCGAGCTGGCCTATGTGGAAGGAAATTTCGCCCACGGCAGTGACCCGGTCCTGAACTGGTGTGCGTCCAACTTGGTCGCACGGACGGATCCGAATCTGAACACGGCGCCCGACAAGAAGAAGGCGCCGGAAAAGATCGACGACATCGTGGCGCTGCTCATGGCAATCGGCGTATCGCTGACTGCCGAGCCGCAAGCTAAATCATTCTGGGACAAACCTTGAAATTCCTCGACCGTATTTTGGGCCGCAAGTCGGCCCAGCTCACATCCGACCAGGTGATGAAGCTGATCGACCAGGGCGGCAGCGGGATGGTCGCCGGCATGCACGTAAATGAGCGGACAGCCCTGCAGGTGTCTACCGTGCTGGCGTGCGTGAAGGTGATCGCCGACGGGTGCGCCACGCCAAAGTTCGAAGTCTTCCGGGAGAAGCCCGACGGCCGGCGGGAGCGGGCGACCAACATCCCCGAATACCGGCTGCTTTCGCGACGTCCGAATGAGTGGCAGACGTCGTTCGAGTGGCGGCGGCAGATGACGATCCATGCAGCGCTGGCCGGCGCCGGACTGTCTATCAAGGTGCGTGGCCCGAACAATCGGGTGCGCGAGCTGATCCCGGTCGAGCCTGGTCGCTGGGATGTGCATCGCCTTTCCCGTTATGAGCTGGTCTATCGCTGCTGGGACGAAATCGGCCTGATTGGCGAATTCAGTCCCGACGACGTATTCATCCTGAACGGTGTGCAGTGGGACTGGGTTCGCAGCCTGGACGCTGTGAAGTTGGCGCGGTCAGCAATTGGACTGGCGATGGCAACGGAAGCGAGCCAGGTAGCGATGCACAAGAACGGGTTGCG